GACGATGATGATGAGGATGACGACCTCGATGATGATGACGAGGACGACGAACCAAAGGCCAAGAAGAAAAAAGCCAAATCAAAAAAGTCTGACGATGAGGACGAAGATGAAGATGACCTCGACGATAACGATGACGACGACCTCGACGATGACGACGATGACGATGACGATGACGATGAGCCAAAGAAGAAAAAGGGCAAAAAGAAATCCAAATCGGATGATGACGACGACGATGACGACCTCGATGATGACGACGAGGAGGACGAGCCTAAATCCAAGAAATCCAAAAAGCCTGCTAAAGTCAAAGGCAAATCGAAGTCGAAAAAAGACGAGGATGACGAGGATGACGACCTCGATGATGATGACGATGAGGACGAGCCTAAATCCAAGAAATCCAAGGCCAAAGTGAAGGGCAAAAAGAAATCCAAATCGGATGACGATGAGGACGATGATGAGGACGACGACCTCGACGATGACGATGACGAGGAGGAGCCGAAAAAGAAAAAAGGCAAAGCCAAGGCAAAAGGCAAATCGAAGTCGAAAAAAGACGAGGATGATGAAGAAGATGACCTCGATGACGATGAGGATGACGATGACGATGACGACGAGGATGACGAGCCGAAGTCCAAGAAGAAATCGAAATCCAAAGGCAAGAAAAAGTAATTAAGCAACCCGGCCGCTGAGGAAACTCCCGGCCGGGTTACCTTTGCTACCAAGGAGTCATAATGGCAAAAAAGAAAGTCAAAGAAGTCGAAGCGGAAGATGAGCCTAAGAGCAAGAAAAAGAAGGGCAAGAAATCCGATGCACCGTTCGACTACGCATCCATATACGGCGATACGCTTGATGTGATTGCCCGCCGTCAGGGTGTAGAGGTATCTTCGTTGGACGTTGGCGATCCGATGTCCACTGGTTTACTTTGCTACGACATTCAGCTAGGTGGTGGTATCCGCGCGGGTATGTACACATCGTCAGGTTGGGAACAAGCTGCAAAGACTACCAACATCCTGACAATCATGGCTAATGCTATCAAGGCTAAGATTCCATTGTTGGAATTTTGGGACTTTGAGGGTTCGACCAAAAACTCCAAACGCTACGTTACCTCGATTATACAAGGTGCGGGTGTCAAGTTGGAGAAAAACCAACTGTTCGGTTTGAAAGACGACGACACCGGTAAATGGATCGTTCGCCCTATAGTTCGCTATCACCAAGAGTCGGTCGGTGACAAATTCTTCGACTATATGTCAGAGGTCTTGCGTCAGCTACCCGACAAGAAATTCATCGCTAAGAAATGGTGGTTCCGTTTCGACGAAACCAAGTTGAACAAGGCAAAGTATGCGGACATTGCCGATGCAACGATGACCAAGAAATACGGTAAAGGCTACTGGATTCCTGCGCCTAACGGGGACTTGCAGGGCATATTCTTCATCGACTCATACCCAGCTATGAATCCCGCGGCTAACGACGAAGAAGATGCTAACAACAGCCTAGGTCTGGCGGCGCGTATGTTCGCTAAGCACCTGCCGCGTGTCAAAGGTCGTTTAGCAGAGAAAATGGTTGCTCTGATTGGCGTCAATCAGTTGCGTGATATTCCGATGGCCATGTTCGGTCCGAAAGAGCAAGAACCAGGCGGTAAGGCCCTTCGCTTTAACTCGGACGTGCGGACACGCAATACCTCACGTGCGTCGGGTATGCCTCTTTGGCCCAAGACGTACAACAAAGCCCGAGAGGAAGTCGAGAAATCTGTTGAGGCAAAGGACTCGAACGACCGCTATCGCTATATCGAAGTCAAAGCCATCAAGAACAAGCTGTGGACGCCAGGCCGCCGAGTCTGGTTCCGCATCTGGATTGAAGATGGCAAAGGTGTCGCGCGAGGTTTCGACCCGTTCTTCGATACCATGCACTACCTACGCATGACAGGTCAGTTGCAAGGTAAGGGGCGTGACAAACTGATGCTGTGCCTCGATGGTATGCCAAAAGCTAAGGCTCTTACGTACTACGACTATAAGAACTGGGTGCTTGGTGACAGGGATGCAATGACTAAGATCAGTAAAAAAGCTGGCCTGAAACCTATGTCCCTGCGTGCTTGGTGCTTCAAACAAATTGCTTCCGGCCGTGGTGAAGTCCTCTACGTCGAAAACAACGAGACTGATAGCGACGAGGAATAAAATGATTAACGACCTGGTTCTTACAGACAAGCAAGCGGAAGACAATGAGGATCAGGCACTAGCTGCCATATCTGAATTGGCCTATGCAGCACCTGAAGAATTGACGGTCGAACACGAAGAGAAGCGGTTTAAAAGCCGCTTCTTTTTTGTGCTTTCGGAGTCAGTTCACAAAGAAGTAGAGCGTAATCGCGGCAAGTTCCAAAAAAAGGAACTGGTTGTAATAGACGCTGAAATAGACAAACGGGTTAAGAGTTACCGCAAAGAAGCACCCAATAAAATCGCTGGTAACATCAATGCGGTGCGTGAGTTCTTTTTACAAGAAATAGGACCCTTGACCCTAGCCGGTTCGGCTGGTACCATACAAGCCCAACAGGTCGTACAGCGCATGTTGAACACAGAGGTAGACGGTACGCAATTCTCCAAATTTGAGCGTATGAGTGCCGAGGCTGTTAATATCCGTATGGCAAAGTTTATAGCCAAGTATTACAGTCTCCCTAAAACCGATGTGTTGCAATTGCTACAGTCGGTGGCACCTAAACAGCAGATAATACCCATACCGCTAGGAATGCCAAATGAGAACCGACGCCCCAACGAAAGTAAAGAAGACCTTGCTTCTGCACGATCTGTTTCCCGACTTAACCACCGACGCCGACCTGGAGTTGATTGAGAAGTGGGAAACGAAGACCAAAAAGACCGCACGTAAATCTGAAATCATCTTGCCTGCAGAAAAAGAAATCATCATGCCGGATGGATTTGGTGAGGATTTTGATGTACGTACCTTGATGAAGATGGCGGAGGACCCTGTCACTGGTACTATGCGTAACTTACGTGTCGATGACCGTGATCTTCCGCACGCTAAAAATTACTCTGACTATTCATACCGCATCATAGGTCGCGATGCCAACCCCCCTTGGGCTAGGCAAATGTGGATTGGTTTGGTACTGTTCGGTGAGGTCTGCACGGCTTGCACCAAACCGAAGTACATGAATATCGACAATATTCCGAAGAAAATGAATTCGGAAGAGTTACCCAAAATGCTCAAGCTTCTTGAACATGGTGTATGCCCTTGCTGTAAGCGGCATAAATACGACCTTATAAAGAATCACAACCTCAAAGACTACATGCAGTTGGTCAATGTGCTGGGGCAACGAAGCGGTAAATCAAGTTCGTTTGCGGCTGGTTATTCCAGCTATGCTTTCCACCTGTACCTAAAATTTCCTAACCTGGGTTCACTTGCACGGTCGTCGATGCAGGAATCCACGCTGCTAACTGGGACCTTTGTTAGCCTGAACTTTGCCAAGGCTATCGGTGTTATGTGGACACCATTTAAAAAGATGGTGGACGGATCAAAATGGTTCCAGAATTATTTCAAGATTCTGGACGAAGCCAAAATCAAGTACGGCAAGGACTTTTACCGAGTGTCTACGTTGTACATCGACATATACCACAAGAACATGCGGTGGTATCCTACCGGTCCTCGGTCCACCACGCTTCGTGGTGATACGCGGCTGTGGGCTGGCTTAGATGAATTAGGTTTATTTCCACTCCCTAAAGGTGACGAAGAGGAAGACAACGAGAGCGAACGCGCCAACGCTGATGAGGCTCACAAATCATTGATGAACTCGCTGTCGACCGTTCAAACCATTCGGTGGAATCTCATCAAAGAAGGCATGAGCAGCGCACCACCCTGTATTATGGGTTCGGTGTCGTCGCCCTACAGCTTGCGTGATAAGGTCATGCGGCTGCTGCGTGAGTCGCGAACCGAGGTCGGCGGTCAAACCATCTTAGGCGTCAACTTGCCAACGTGGGAAATGAGCCCTTTGTTTGAACGTGATTCA